GCAGATGCTAATCTCGTTGAAGCTTTCCAGGCAGCAGGAACTACCCTTTATGACAATATGAAAGCAGTAGGAACTGGTGGTAACAGTTCTCTCATCAGTTATATTAAAGGTAGAGTTTCTGCAGAGGTTGTAAACTCTCTTACTGGATCTAATATTAGTGCAAATCAATTGATTGCAAAGCAAACTGGTCAGATTGTCAACCAGAATCTTGAATTACTTTTTGCTGGTGTAACTCTTAGAGATTTTGGATTTGGTTGGAATCTAACTGCAAGAGATCAAAAAGAATCTGTTGAGATTTTGCAATTTATTAAAAAGTTAAAAAGAGCACAATCACCAAAACGAGCACAAGACACTGGATTCCTACAGTCACCTGATGTATTCAGATTGTCGTACAGAACTGGTGCTAGAACTCATGATTATCTGAACGCATTCAAAATATGTGCGCTCCAATCAATAGGTGTTAACTACACCGGATCTGGTGTACACATGACATATCCTGACGGAGCTCCCGTCCATCAAGTTTTGAATCTGTCGTTCAAAGAACTTGAACCCATCTACGCAGAAGATTATCAGGAGGCTAACTTCTAATGGCATCTCAATCTTATTTCGATACAGTACCTAACTTCAACTATCCTAATCCTACAGTTGCAGGTGGGAGAAATGATCAGTATGTTGAAGTAAAGAACTTATTCCTTAGGTTAAAATTTAGTGATGAGGCAATAAAGTCAGCGACAAGTTTTGCTCACTACTCTATTTTAGAAAACGAAAGACCTGACAATGTTGCAGAGAAACTGTATAACAATCCCAACTTAGACTGGGTGTTACTAATTGGCGCTGACATAGTAAATGTCAGAGATGAATGGCCTCTATCAGGTAGATTGCTATATGATTATGCTGAAGAAAAATATGGTACTGCTTTGAACGAGACAAGACATTTTGAGACCAAAGAAGTTAGAGATAGCAAAGGTAGACTATTACTTCCTGCTAATATGATAGTTGACTCTGGATTCACAATTCCTAATCCCGAAATTGCTAATCAGAGAATTGATCCTACTGTTGGGGTATCTAACTGGTTGGTTGAGGTAAGAAAAAACAACGAAAAAAGAACGCTAAGATACCTCAAACCTGAGTTTATCTCAACGCTCTTAGATGATGTTAATGACTTTATGAACTACCAAGAATCTAGTCAATTCTCGGCAGATACTGGTAAAACTGCTTCTTACACTTACGGTGTTGCTTAGAGCAGTCCTAATAGTCCGTTAACACTTTTTTTGGAATTGATGTTTGTGTATGGAACTGCAGGATTATCCTTCAGAGATGGAGACTCGCCTCTCATGTTGGCGATCCTCGTTATCTCCTCGTTTTCCTTTTCTGTTGCTAGATAACGACTCTCTAAGATCTCCGTCGTTATCGTTTTTGCACTTGCAATTTCCACATCCACAACTGAACTTGAGTGGTTGTACTTCCATGCGTTTCTGAATAATGAAGTTGGTAGGTCAGTGTGTTCAATTAAGGCATACTCTGCTACAGGAACATCCTTAGCAATGATGTCTTCATCGGATAGCACACATTGTTCTGATGGGATGACGACATTACAATAGCCATCATCTCCATTGTATACGATGACTTTGCGTGACATTAGTTAGAAGTTGCAGATGAAATTACAATGTTACTTGCGGTAGGATAGATAAGTTCTACCTTAGTTTTGGCATCGGAATCATCCTTACCAAAAACCTCAATTTTTTGTGTACCGCCACCAGAGATATCAAATGTGGCAATATAATGATTTCCTTGGAAAGCCATGGATTATAAAAATAATTTCTACTAACCTATTTATCAACAATAAAGTCACCAATAACTAGAGTGTCAATATCCATCTTCAGAAAAGATGATATAGCATGACACGGTGTCTCCACAATGGGTTCTCCGTTGTCGTTGAACGAAGTATTCAAGACTACTGGTAGATCCAGATTACTGAGAAGTTCATACACTTTAAAGTTCTGAGACTTAGTTACTGTTTGAATACGACATGTCTTATCGGCATGAGTAATAGCGGGTAACTTATCAGTCTTAGATGTTTGACAGTATAGCATATATGGAGTTACAAATCCTTCCTCAAAATAATCTGTAACATCTTCCTCTCTAACAATGCCAGCGAAGGGACGCCACTCCTCACGATGCTTGACTCTCTTATTGATAATATCCTTGTTCTCTGCCTTTGCAGGACTCATAAAGATTGATCTAGATCCCAATGCTCTAGGTCCATGCTCAGATCTGCCTTGGAACCAACCAACAATCTTCTGATCTTGAATTCTATTTACAACATCATTTACATCATAGATAGAATATTTTAAACCAAAAGCATCGAGATAGGATTTGATTTCCTCGTTTGAATACTCCTTACCTAGCAATGCAAGGTTATCTGGAAGTTCAATTGTCTCTCCCTCCTCAAAACATCCCCAGATAGCAGCACCAAAGTGAATACCAGCATCATCTGTAAATGGTGGTATGTGTATGTTATTAAACATACCACTCTGTTTGATTAGGGTATTGGCGACAATATTAAGGTAGGAACCACCAGCAAAGCAGATAGTATCGTCTAAATGGTACTTTCTCAACTCTTTCAACCATGCCAACATAGCATCTTCAAAGAGTTTCTGAATCCATGCTGCAGCATCTGCTGGGGTCTTAGGAACTACATTCCAACCACCCTCAGGAAATGCAACATAGGGCACTGTATGATCGATAACTGAGTATTCTCCTGCATATTCATCTAGAGAACCGTAAGCAGATAATCCCATAATCTTTCCGACTGAAGAAATACAGTCAGTCCAATCAGTTATTGCCTTTTGTCTTATGGTGGCATATATTCTAGATGATACATGTGAGTAGAGATTGCCAAAGTTATTGACATTCTGCTCTGGCATATTATACAGTCTGAAAACTCTCTTCTCTTTATTGAAATATCCTATCGAGTTGTTTTCTGCAAAGAATATATTGTTTTTGTATGGATCATATAGACCAGATCCACCACCATCTACTGTCAAAAAAGTCCCCTCATTATAAGGAGAGGTAAAAACAGTAGAAGCAGCATGTGCTTGATGGTGTCCACAGAATCTAACTTCTGCTTTTGGAAACTCTGGTCTTACATACTTTAAGATAGTATTCTCATCGTAATGAAAAGAAATCGCTGTAGAGTATGTCGTGACATAATATACAATATCTACATCATTAGCAGATATATCAGCACTTTCTAGACAATATTGTATTGCATTCTTGGGAAAATTTCCATCATATTTGATTCTGGATAATCTTTCTTCGTTTACGCTACAAATATGTTTACCGTCAATAAAAATGCTGCAACCAGCATCATGCTGGGCAGCATCATTGTGTCCTGTTTCAGGATTCAGTACATTGGCAGCAGAAGGGTGATTGATATCACCCTTCTCAAAAGCACCATAAATGCCAACTATAATCATTCTTCGGCAAGACGCTGGAAGTAAGACAGTGCATCATCATCATCGGTATTGCTTGCCTTAGGAGCACTCAGAGTGACATCAGGAGCGTTGAAACCACGACCTTCAGATTCATCCTCAAAGGACTCATCTACAGGTGCTGGTGCCTTGGGAGCAGATTTACCAAGGACATAATCAAGACGCTTCTTCAGATCCTCATAGGACTTGAATTGGTCAGGAGAGACAATCTCAGCAAGAGAATATTCTTTCTGCCAGATTGCTTCCATTGCGTCATCGTCATCCAAGAGTGCGCCTTGCTTTGCAAACTCAGAACTATCATAGTTCCAGTAACCAGCAACCTTCTTGATCTTGATCTTGAAGTCTGCACCTGCCCAGAAGTCGAAAGGATTGATTGGTTCTTCGTCTTCAAACTCGGGTTGCATGGAAGACATGATCTTATCAAAGATCTTCTTACCAAACTTATACAGGAATACACGACCCTCATTATCAGGATTAGTGGGATCTTTCACAACATAGATGTTGGTGTAGTAAGAGAGCTTACGCTTCTGCTTACGAGCAGTCTCTTTGTCAGAATCAATACCACTGTTCCAAAGACTTGAGTTGAGTTCAGAAACTGGGTCTTTACCACCACTAGTGGTCAAAGAGTTCTCGATGTACCAACCACCAGGACCTTGGAAGGCATGGGAGTACATCTTTGCCCAAGGGAGGTCCTCACCATTAGGTGCAGGAAGGAAACGGACAACAGCATATCCGTTACCAGCTTTATCTACTTCTGGTTTCCAGAGACGCTCGTCAGCTGAGTTACCACCCTTATTGGTTTTCTCTACTTCCTTAACTAGTTTCGCTGTTAAGGCACCAAGGGATGACTGCTTTTTAAGTGATGCAAATGACATTAGATTTGGCCTGTAATTGGATTTGGTTTGTTACTGGTCTATTATAGGGCGACAGTGCTCCCATTGTCAAGAGATTTGTGCTCTGACTTTTTCCAGGGTTTTTTGCATGTTCGCAAACAAGACCCCACAGTCAATATCTTTGGGGAAACCCATCATAACAGCAGATTTGCGAACATTTTCGCGCATTTCGCTAGCACGAGGATCATCGGAGAGTGACATCCGTGTGTACAGATTTCTCTGTTTCTCCAGCAGAGTATTAAGTTTGTCTAAATGTTGTAATTTCTCTTCATTGTTTAATTTATCGAAGGAAAACACCTCCGCATAAACTTCTTCCTGAAGTTCATTAATATCGGTAATAGCGTCTTGGACGAATTCTGATTCAAAGAAGTCGGACATTTGTCTACTCTGCCTGTGCTTATTTAGAGCGGTAATCTTGCTCTAGTGGTTTTTTTCATAAAGTTGAGATCCTGAGCATCACGCTTTAATTTTTCTTTGAGCGGTTTGGAAATAAGTTTAGTAACGGAGTCTACTTCTATACTATTCTCGTCGCAAAATAAGACGATTGCTTCAATATAATTGATCTTCTCTTTCAATACGAGAGTCTCAATCTCTAGAGAGAACTTTGCGGCATTCATGAACTTTTTGCCCAGTGCCTTTGTTAATTCATTTTCCATTTAAGTGATACTCCGCGAAGTTTCTGATGTATTTGGTAAGTAACTTCATGTACTTAAGTTTATCATACTCTTGGTACACTTTGCAAGACCCATCTTCACATGCCATGATAATGACAAACTTTTTGACAGGTGTACCAGTCAGTTCATAGTACATACAAGCATAAGCAGCACATTGGACAAGATAACCTTCAATCCACTTGTATGGTTTAGGTTTTGCCGATGTTTTGAAGTCAATAACTGCTAATTCTCCATCATACTCAGCGATACAGTCTACAGTTCCAGCAACTCCTAATTGCTCACTATACAAAGATCCTTCTAGAGTGTGAATGTTACTAATCCTGTTTAGATCAGGTTTAGCAATCTTAAACAGGAATTCGGGAAGAGGCTTTACCTTAGGGAGAGTATCATTCTTTAGATAATGCTCCGTAACAGTGTGCATATCTGTACCACGACTCGTAGAGAGTCTAGTCTTTAGATTTGCTGCTTCTTCTCCAACTCTTTTCCGCCATTTGATGAAAATTTCTCTATTATAGAAACTAATAATAGAGGTAATGGATACCATCTTTGTATTAGGAGTCTCATAATATCTTACACCATCAACGGTGTTCCTCTCTAACCGAGGAATTTCAATTTCAAGATGATTAAACATTACATACCGAGTGCCAATTTAGTAGAAAGATATTCTTTACAAAGACCAGAACGAACAATATCCTCAACACCAAATTCAATTGATGCGAATGATGGCATTTGCTCTAGGATCTTCATAAAGTCTAGGATGCCATTTTTTTCGTAAGTCTTAGTCAAATCAGTCTGGGTGGCATCACCACAGAAGTGAATCTTAGTGTTCTCGCCTACCCGTGTAATTATACTATCTAATTCGTGAAAATTCAAGTTTTGACATTCATCTACAATCACAATTGCATCATCAAGAGTAGTTCCACGAATGAATGATGTAGACCAGAAAGAAATAGTCTCTTGCTGTTTCAGATTACCATACAGCATCTCAAAATCAGAATCTGTAGGCATCTCAAACATATACTTTACCATATTCTTATAAGGAATTTGGTAAAGGGCAGACTTATCCTCATGGTCACCAGGAAGAAAACCAATCTCTCTAGTAGATACTAAGGAACGGACAATATAGATTTTAGTATATGGAGAATATTCATCAAGAACATCCTTAAGTGCATTATACAGAACGATAAAGGTTTTACCTGTACCTGCTGAACCATAGGCAAAGATGTTTTTTCCTTGAGAGTAGTCCTTAAATAATGTTCCTTGATTATCAGTTAAAGGTTGAATATCAACAAGAAAATCATTGTTGATTGGTTTCTTCCTTCTCATCTGCTTAGCAGTCAATCCAGCGCCGACTGGTTCGGACTTTCTCTTTCTAGGCATAGGGTTAATCGAGGGTTAGTTTTTGGCAGTTTCTACCAGTTTTTTGTGCTCCTTTTAGCACATCATTCCACCCTGGGTGGGATTTACGAAGCTTATCCTTCCATTCACCAACCTCTTGAGGAGATGGGCATGTAGATGGATCAGACCAATCACGCATCCAATCACTATTCTCTTCGCACCATTGAGGCCAATCATGAACACTAAGAACTACTTCTTTTTGTTCACCAGTGACTTTATTAACTATTGGATAAGTAGCCATAACATTAAGTTATACAAATTTATTTATCAGCACCATTCCAGTGCTTTACCTACGGTAGGATACTGTTCGCAGAAGATGCTCTTAGCCTGAACTGCGATATCCATATGCTCTTTCTGAGTGCCATGAGCACTTCTAAGATCGATGTAATGGACCCATGAGCGACACGAGCCCGTCATGTAGATCTTGGTGGGTACAGCGAGCGGAAGCACCATTCTAGCGCATTCCTTTGCCACACCATGGTCAAGCATAGTTTGATATAGATCCATACCAGAAGTAAAATGCCTTTCGATAGCAATCTCAAACTCTTGCTTATGAAAAGCATCTAAATCATTAGTAGAATTCTGACGATTCTTTTTATCCTGACGACGCAAATCAGGCAGAGGGATTTTATCTGCCAGCATAGAACTATCAGCATACCGTTGAGAAAACTCTTGGAATGTGAAAGAACGGTGCCGGAGCACCTGAGCTGCTATTGCCCTAGAAGTTTCAATTTCTAAAGTCATGTATGCTTGCTCAAACACAGACCAATGTCCATGATTGATACAATACTTCAAGAGACCTTCAAAGCTAGGATTATCCTGATTATTAGGATTTGAAACCCTTGCTATGTACGCCATCGTCTCCTCTGGATTCGGAGTCGATTGAACTAGTCTCACTTTTTCCATGATTTCCTTTCAGTTGTTTTAATTTTAATCCCTTTTTAGCAACTTTCCTTGCTTTCTTCATATACAAAAGTTCTTCATCCGTATATAACCAAGGATTCTTAAGTGCTTCCTTGGTTAACCGAATTGTATCCTTCATCCGCATAATAGACCTCGTAATACTTGATAATTCCGTGGGTGATCATATTACCTTGTGACACCCAATCATGGGCACACTCATAAATGGACCTGTTACTATATTTAGGTTGACCACTGGGATCTAACTCCCTTCCAAATCTTTCAAGTAGAGTGCTGAGAGCACTAGCCCTCACTTGCATCTTATCTGGCGTGTACCGCCAATCAGTCTGGATATCCGTCATCGTCTCCATCAGCAAAGTATTCTACTGGATCATCAAGATTTTCTCGCGTATCTTGTTGATATGCTTCTTTATTGGAAAATACTTCAGATTCCAATTCCTGAACGAGGGCTTTCATGGTTAAGACTAGACCCTTTAAAACTTGTCTATCCATCAGAATAATAAGGTTTTGTCTATTATACACAAAAAAGGGGTCCCCGTCAAGGAACCCCCTTTATCTATGTAAGCGTGATCACTTGCTATAAATTCTACCGCGATAGCAGAAAGTCCCGTGAGACTCTTTGCTTTCTACACAACGGGTAGAATACTCAACACCACGATATGAGGTGTGACTAATCTGTGCGTCGTGAAGAGCAGATGCTTTGTTGATCTGCTTGCGAATAAGATTAAGTGTGTTCATTGTGTTACTCCTAAAGTAATAGAGGGTTTTAATCCCCGTTCCTTCAGTCGTGTGCGTCCCATATACACTCAGGTGTAGATTCCTTTACGGTCTCTATCAACTCTACCTTAAAAGCATTAGAGAGATTCTCATTTGCTTTCATCTTCAGCATGATTGTATCAGCTTGTTGGCAGGAGAGTGTTGAATAGAATAATAGTTCTAGCATGGGATGAACGACTCCGTTCCGCGACTTACTTGCGTCCTGTGGCGTCTTTCTATGCTATGTGCATAGCGAATACCACCCGGATGAACGACAGGTCTATTATAGACCTCATACTGTATTTAGTCAAATATGTTCGTATCAACATGAACCGTTTTTGAAAAACTCTACGGTTCAAAAAATACCTGGGGTTTTTTTACCCGATATTTTGAGTTATTTTTTTGATTTTTGTTTCGGGGGAGAGTTACCCCACACTTTAGGATTAACATTGCCCTGTGATTGGATCATGCTCTTAAAGTCACTCCTGTAATGGTCCCAGTAGTGATCAAAGATATCCACCTGCTTGCTGGAGATAGTGATGTCAAATTTAGTGATACCATCGATGGCATATTCCACTAGATATGCGTTATAAGGCAGAGATTTATCTTGTGCAATTGTGGGGTCACAATCTTCATGGATTATTTTCAAGACCGTCCTCCCCAATTAACATCAGGATATGCTTCCTTAATCACATTATGAGTGATACGGTATTTTGATCCTAGTTTCTTGTCTTTAGTCAGACAGATGATTTCCGCCTCATCAGGGTGCAGAGATTCTAACAGTTCAATGAACAATGCTTCTCTACGAGTCCTTTTGAGGGTATCATTACCACCCCTTACATAATTGTAAAGAGTTCTGTACTGACTTGCAAGTTTACTCTGACCATCCACAGTAGGAGAGTCATTAGGTGTAAAAGGAACCTCCCCATCAGGGAGAGCACTTACTACACTGTCGTCAAAGTTCCAAACAAAGATTGCAACTAGTGCAGGAGAACGATTATCTTTTAACAGTTTAATCTTTGATGCTTTTGTTTTAGCACTAGAGACTGCCTGTAAAATCTCCGATTGGAGAGGGTGTGGGGGGAGTTTAGCCATGAATTCAATTGGTAATTAATCTTCGTCATCATCATCTTTGGGATCAAAGCGGAAAGCGATGAGAGAGTCGGGGATGATGTTCCCGTCTTCATCGTACATTTCAGGGTGGAGACCTTGTGGTTGAGGTTGACGATCGTGATGATACATCATGTACTCTCTGAGTACCCATCCTAGCATACAACCGACAATCAGGGCACCAATTACTAGAAATGACCCTGCAACTAAACTGACTGCCAACATTTTCTATTCTCCGTTAGGAATGTCTTTCTTAAAATCCAGTGAGAATTCAAAGTGTAGATGGATTTCTCTATTAAAGAAACGAACCATCTTTCCGAACATCACTTGGAAAGTTTTTGGTTGATCCTTCCTCTTACCTCCATTGAGAATGAACTCAACTCC